ACAAAAAGCCACGTTATCTATCGGCGGCACTGAGCAACTCAACATCGACTTCACGGCCACCAACATTCGCCACGGTGACACCAAGTTCAAATGCGCGACTGGCCAAGTGGTAACAATCAACCAGTCCGGCAACGACCCAGCCACGGTTATCAAGAAGAGTGTCTTGCGGTTCGATGGTGTTAACGATGGTCTTCGTGGTCTCTTTGCAAACAACATCAACGGCGGCTATATGTTCGCAGCGTTCAGTGTGCTTGGGACTGGTGGTAGTGGAAATGACAATAGAGTTTTCAGTGTAAATGCAAACGGGGCGGGAGACGTAGCTTCAAGTGGTTTTGTTTATGGTTTAAAATATGGCGGCTCACCATGGCTTGCTGCATACGGTGCTGGTGCTTATAGCTGGGCGCACGTTGATATGTATGACGACGCAAGGGGCGATATTCTTTATGAAACCAAAGCGAAAAGCGGGGGACTAATTAGTAAAGTAAACAACGCAAACAAATTTCAACCAACCACTACTTTAGCAATAGCATCCAATGAGTTTAATGTTGGTAATGGTATTAGCTTTGATAGACCCGCAGCAATCGACCTAGAGTTCCTGGCACTCTTCCCATCAAGCATCACCGACGCCCAAGCTGACTCAGTTCGTAATTATATTAATAATAGGAACAACGTCTTTAGTCTCATTGACTCACAAGGCTACTACTTCTTTGACGCACAGAAAGCCCCTGCTATTCCGATAACATCAGGCAGCAGCTCTTGGAACGGACGTATCGTTGGCTCGGACTTTGGGGATGCCAACAAGTATGCGACACAATCGACAAGTAACGACAGCCCAGTGGGTAATGGATACACCGTTACCTTCGCAGACAACAGCGACCACCTAGACATCCCATCGACTTCACAAGCTGGCTGGCAAATCGTAGGCACGTCACTCGGAACCTTTGCGTATCGCGTGGACAACGATGCAGTCACTGAGTTGAATCTTTTGGGGAACCTCGGCAACGCATCGTTTCGCAAAGCTGGTGATTTGTATGGTATTATTTTATTACCTGAGAGCGCAACTGGTGCAGACATTGAGGCGGCACGGAAACTCTTAACTGACAGAGGCGCATCTGACGGTGCAACATCAGGTTCTTATTTCGCGGCGTGGTATGCACGAGGCGATATGGTTGAATTCGGCTCTGTAGATTTATCAGCGGTCACAAGTCTCGACTCCTCATGGGGCAGTAATTCGTTAGTAAAGTTTTCTCCAACAGACATTTCTAATTGCACCAATTTTTCTTTCGCTTGGAGTAACTGCACGTCGCTTAACGATTTCGCCCCGATTCAGGCTCCACTTGGTTCAAACTTCTCGTCCGCTTGGAAAACCTGCTCCGCCCTAACGTCATTCCCGGCTGGCGCAAAGCTCGGCACGGAGGCGACCAATGTAAACTTTAGCGGCGCATGGATGTCCAGTGGACTTACTAGTTTTGAGTTAGACCTTAGCACTGGTAACATTTTTACAAACACGTTTCGCTCGAGTGCGCTAACAAGTTTCGGTGGGTGTGATTTAAGCAAGGGAGTGTCTTTTAAGAACTTTTTTTATCTCTGCTCAAATCTCACAGAAATAAGTGCTTTCGCAAAATTTGGAACAAACGCTGTTAACGTGGATTTCGATAGTGCGTTTAATTCGACGGGTTTGACGGCCTTTCCTGCCCTTGATTTAAGCAACGGTAGATACTTTGCGTTCACGTTTCAGAATTGCACTAGCTTAATTGATTTTTCTCCTGGGGTGTTTAACAACTGGAATCCATCAAGCATAACTACTGGAGTCTTTAACAAAACATGGGACGGCTGTTCCGCATTATCCGCACAATCGGTCGAGAACATACTGACATCCATAGATGCATCAGGCAAATACGCAACGACTAACGGAGCATCTGGTGGAACTGCTTTGGGTGACGCTGCCATAGACATTGACTACAATACAGCCACTGGCTCACTCAGTGCCGCGACTAACTCCGCAGTAACATCACTCAAGGCCAAGGGCTGGAGCATCATCGTTAACAACGTAACACTTTAAGTAATGACAGACGAAACTCATCGATTCTTTAGGTTCAGCAACGAGGCATCCTACGAGACCTTAACGACCGCTGGTAACACCGCAAGGAACCTACCAGACGAACAAAGCGAACGGTGGCTGGCTCTTTGGGATAAGACTTTCTTAGACCCTGAGACCAACAGCGATAGGTTATATTGTGTTAAACGCAGTGGCATCCTTGAGACCGACGACTTTGACCTAGAGGGTATCGAAGAGATTAACCTTGAGACTTACCTACAACGCCTAAGCTGGGAGCCACCTATCGAAGAAGACCTTGAGATGGAGGATGAACTACTAGACCTACCTGACTAATGGAAGACCAACAAGAACCACTCACAGACATTGAGCAATCCCGCGCTGACACTGGGTTTCGTTATTACGTAGTGCAGCCCGACGAACTCTACACGGGACTTGTTGCAGCCGTAGACTCTGACCGTGGCTATCCGAACAAGCAAGGCACAACGATCACCGGACTTCCACCTGTTGCTAACCTGGCTGAAGCCACCGACGGCAGTGGACGACTCATAGCCATCGACTGCTGGAGATTCACGGCTAACGATGACGCGATTCTTGAAGATGCCGAAGGTGTCCAAGAGCTTACTCAACTAGAATTTTTATCAATCAAACCTCAACCTACTGAGGACTTATCATGAATTTCAAAACTGCTAAATCCGTATATGACTCCCTTGAAGGGAAGCGCTACCAATACTTAGACCGCGCCAGGTCGTGCTCTAAGCTTACCCTTCCGTATGTCATGCCCGAAGAGGGACACGGACCACACAGCAGACTAGACACACCTTTTCAGGGCGTTGGGGCTCGCGGAGTAAATAACCTCGCCTCTAAATTATTGTTAGCACTCCTACCGCCTAACGCCCCGTTCTTTCGACTGAACATCGACAAATATGCCCTAGCGAACGAAGGGGCACCAGAAGAGCTTATTTCCGAGATTGAAACCAGTCTACAACAAGTCGAGGAGTCAGTCATGAGTGAGATCAGTAGGGAGGCCTACCGGACTGCCATTCATGCGGCCCTTAAGCATCTGATTGTGACTGGTAATGTGTTGTTGTATTTGCCTGATGAAGGAGGCATTCGAGTGTTCCACTTAGACCGCTTTGTGGTCGATAGGGACCCGATGGGCAACGTGCTTCACATAGCCACCAAAGAGAACCTTAGCTACGAGGCAGTTGACGATGAGGTCAAGGCGGCCTTAGCGAGCTCTGGAGGACAGCCCACTGACGAGATTCACCTCTACACTGCTGCTTGCCGGGAAGGGGATAACTTTGTGATTTACCAAGACGTCAACGGGGTCGCATTGCCGAGCTCAGGGGGCACAGTGAAGGCTGACAAGAACCCATTCATTCCCCTTAGGTTCTCCCGGATCGACGGTGAGAGCTATGGTCGTGGTTACGTCGAAGAATACTTAGGTGACCTACAGTCACTTGAGGGACTCACTCGGGCCATCGTTGAGGGATCAGCGGCAGCGGCCAAGGTGATGTTCCTGGTTAATCCTAATGGCACTACACGGGCCCGGACGTTGGCTGAGAGCCCTAGTGGTGCTATCGTCCAGGGTAATGCTGCTGATGTAACAACACTACAACTAAACAAGGTGAACGACTTCAGGACCGCCCAAGCGTCGATCCAAGTGATCTCTGACCGACTCGGTTCGGCCTTCTTGCTTACTTCGGGTGTTGTGCGTAATGCTGAGCGAGTGACTGCTGAGGAGATCCGTATGCTTTCACAAGAGCTCGAGTCGGCCTTAGGTGGGTTGTATTCGTTGTTGTCAACTGAGATGCAGATGCCCTTTGTCAACAGGCTCATGGATGTCATGAAGCGCAAGAAGAAGCTACCTGCCCTCCCTAAGGACGTAGTGAGCCCAGTGATCATCACAGGGGTCGAGGCGCTAGGCCGAGGGAACGACCTACAGAAGCTTGACTTGTTCCTTGCAGGCGCAGCGCAAGTGGTAGGCCCACAAGCTGTTGCTGAGTTTGTGAATGTTGGAGAATATTTCCAGAGGCGAGCAACCTCGTTGGGCATCAAGACCGCTGGACTCGTCAAGAGCCAGGAAGAGATGCAAGCTGAACAACAACAAGCCCAACAGATGGCTATGTTGCAGCAAGTAGCACCTCAGGGCATTAAGGCCCTTTCTGACCAATCTATTGAACAACAACGGCAACAAGGGGCACCTGAACCCGAATAACTAATAAATGGCCGAATTACAAACCAGCACGATGGTAAGCCCGTCAGTGCAAGAACAAGAAGCAACTGATAACACAGAAGCAATGGCCCAAGCTTGGGATGACAAGCAGGAGGCACTACAACAAGACCTTGGGGATGGCTTAGCGCCTGAGCCCGAGGAACAAGCACAGGACCGCCCTGAGTGGCTTCCTGAGAAGTTTTCAAGCCCGGAAGACATGGCGAAAGCCTATGGTGAACTCGAGTCGAAGCTTGGTAATCCCACTGAGGAACCAACCGAGACCGCTGAGCCGTCCGAGGCATTCCAATCAATCAACCAAGCCACCGAGGAGTTCATGGAAGCAGGGACACTCAGTGACGAGACCTTTAAGTCACTAGAAGGCTCAGGGCTCCCTCGTGAGCTCGTTGAGTCGTATATAGCTGGACAACAAGCAATCGCTGAGAGTCAGACCGCTGCCGTCTTTGAGATCGCAGGAGGCCAAGAGAGCTACACAGCGATGGCTGAGTGGGCCACTGAGTCCCTCGATGATGCCTCGTTAGATGCGTTTAACCAGATTGTGGAGACAGGCACAATTGACCAAGCTAAGGTAGCAGTCCAAGGGCTCTACGCTCAGTATCAGTCGGCCAGTGGGGCTACCCCTACGCTCGTCCAAGGGAACACCTCAGGCAATGCAGTGGCTCCGTTTGGTTCGTCCAAGCAAGTCAGTATGGCTATGCGTGACCCTCGGTATAACAGTGACCCCGCGTATCGTAACGAGGTCCAAAGACGCCTTGCAATCTCTGACGTCCTTTAAATCATGAGCACAATAATTAACTACATTATCGACAACAAAGATACCCTTATCAGCACCCTTACGGCTATCGTTGCAGCAGCATCAGCTATCGCAGCGCTGACGCCGACTCCTACCGATGACTCGGTTGCGGCTAAGCTCTACAAGGTTGTTGATTGGCTTGCTCTTAACGTAGGGAAAGCCAAAGATAAATGATTGGGACTATTGTTCGATTACTTATAGCCTTCCCGTCACTGGGGAGGCTTTTTCTTTCTATAAGAGATGAATACACTAAAGAGCTTGCTAATCGCAGGCACACTAGGAATCGCCTGCTTATCAACAACTGGGTGCACGACTCTAAGGCCAAGCCGGATACCCGAAATGATCCAGAGGCTTGATGCCCATGACTTTGATACGGACGAGAAACAAACAATCTCTGCGCTCCTTCACTACATTAACTACCTAGAGAATGAGTTGTAGTGCATCCCCCCCCCC